TTGAAGAGTATGTGGATGTTCTTCATTTCTTCTTAAGTATTGGAAACCAGCTTGGATTTAAGACAGAGGATATTGAAAATGCTTACTTAATGAAAAGACAAATTAATATTAATAGGCTAAACAGTGGATATTAAAAAAAGTTGATATGCTACATTTTGATTATATTACGAATTAGATGGGAGGATGGGAAATGAAAGTTTTAAGTTTATTTTCAGGAATTGGTGCATATGAAAAGGCATTAAAGAATCTCGGAATTAATGTTGAGTTAGTTAATTACTGTGAGCTAGATAAGGTTAAAAGTAAAGCATATGCATTATTGCATGGAGTGTCAGAAAACAAGAATTTGGTTGATGTTACACAGATAGATACAAATAAAATTGAAAATTTTGATATGCTTGTTTATTCGCCACCATGTCAAGCTTTTAGTGTAGCAGGAAAAAAAACAAGGTTTAAACGATATAAGAGGGACACTATTCTTTAATGCTTTAAAGGTTATTAGAGATAAACAGCCTAAATATTGTGTTATGGAAAATGTAGATAATCTACCAAATAAGTTTACTGATGAATTTAATGAAATGTTAAATCAGCTTGAATCACTAGGTTACAACAATTACTGGAAAATAATAAATGCAAAGGATTTTATACCACAAAATAGGGCGAGAGTATTTATAGTAAGTATCCGTAAAGACATTAATACCAAAGGTTTTGAATTTCCAGTAGGTGAAAACACTATTGATTGGTCAGATTTTATAAATCCCTATGAAACAAGAGAATTAACTGGTAGACAACAAAGAATGATTGATTTTGTTTTAGGAAAAAACCATGATGATGGAATAAAAATTGAAGGTACACCTCAGTTTGAACATTCAATAATTATGCTTAGACAAAGCGGATTAAGATTTAATAATGCTAAACATTTTCCTACCTTGTGTGCAGCTATGGGTAAAGGCGGTGGGAACTTCCCAATAATCGCATATAAAGGGCATATAGGTGGAATGACAGCAAGACAAGGGTTTAAGTTAATGGGGTTTGATTATGAAGATAGCGACTTATTGACAAAGAAAGGCTTTAGTGTAAGTAGCCAATATCGTATGGCAGGAGATAGTGTTTGTGTTCCGATATTAGAGGGTATTTTAATGAATTAGTAGTTAAAAACTTAATTTAGAAACAGCAATCTAATTCGCATTTCAACTATAATCCGAAGTAAGGAAGGTGATTGCTGTATTAGTTTATGTTACTTGTAAGTATATGTTAAGCGTATGTTGGACATGGATAATAGTTTATAAAGCATATAAGGCTATTAAATATGAAAAGCAGCAAAAGTATGAACAAGCTAATTACAACATGTTATGGGCAGTATTAGCAATATTAATGCTGGTTATAACAGAGAAATGGTGAGGAGGAAAGAAAAGTGAACATTAAAAAATTAGTATCTGCGATTAAAAAAGCCGATGCCGATAGAATTTTAATAAGCAGACTAGAAGATAATAAACTATTTATTATCAGTGAACATTTTGCAGTAATTATACCCGAGTATGAAATTAAAGAAAAGCTGATAGAACTAGGCCTTATGGATTTTAACGGAATGATAAAGAACGAATGTAATAATACACTCTGTAAGGATCTTCTTAGCCGGGATGGTAATGAAGCAAGTATAACAGATTTATACTATAAAGACTTTAGACTTTTCACAGTGAAAAATAAAATAGTTGCCTATGATAAAAAATACTTAGAGCTGTTCAAGGATTATAAAAACTATGAAATAGTTGATAGCGACTATCCACCTAATCTTAAAATATTAGATGATGATTATAAATACGTTGGCATAATACTGCCAGTAAGAATTAATAATGGAGGGTTAGCTAAGTTAATTGAAAGACTTCAAGGTAAAGAAATATTTTAAATTCCAGTAGGAGGTGTTGTTGGTGATACCTGAAGATAATATAGGAGATAAACTAAAAATTAAATATGATGGGCCAATATCTATAGCCACTGGTAGTAGTAAAAAAGAAACCCACTGGAAGAATAAAAATATTCTTTACTCTGAATTAGTTAGAAAGCTAAGCAATACTACTAGAACGCCGGAGACTTATGCAGAATATAAGAAGCTGCCCAAATCTGAAAGAGACAGAATAAAGGATGTTGGCGGGTTTGTCGGAGGAACTCTTAAGAATGGTCGCAGAAAATCTGCAAATGTTGCTAATAGGACACTGATTACTTTGGACTTAGACTATGTCACCTGTGATGTATGGAGTTCTATAGAACTACTTTGGGACTTTGCTGTAGTAATGTATTCAACGCATAGTCATGCTGTAGACAACCAGCGATTAAGATTAGTTATACCATTAAGCAGACCTGTTCTTCCGGATGAGTACCAGGCTATAGCTAGAATGATTGCTGATGATTTAGGTATAGATCAGTTCGATGATACTACATATGAACCTTCTAGACTTATGTTTTGGCCAAGCACTTCCAGTGATGGAGATTATATATTTAAAGTACAGGACCTAAAATGGCTTAATCCTGATGATGTTTTGGAAAGATATCCTTTTGGCTGGCAGGATGTGAGTTATTGGCCACAAAGTAGCAGGGAGAAACCTAAAATTCTTAATGATATAAAGAAACAAGAGGATCCATTAAGTAAGAAGGGTATAATAGGAGCTTTCTGTAGGACATATACAATTAGTGAAGCTATAGCTGAGTTTTTGAGTGATGTTTATATACCTGGTGCAGATGAAACTAGGTACACATATGCCGAAGGAAGTACAACTGGTGGTGTTGTGGTGTATGACGATAAATTCAGCTATAGCCATCATGGTACGGATCCAGCAAGTAATATATTGTGCAATTCCTTTGACTTAGTGAGAATTCATAAGTTCGGACATTTAGATGAAGATGCAAAAGAAGATACACCGACTAATAGACTTCCAAGCTTTACAAAGATGAGTGAGTTTGCAAGTGCTGATAAAAAGGTAATGCAGACATTAGGTAAAGAACAAATGATGAAAGCACAGGAGGACTTTGACACCGTTATTCCTGAAGAAATAGACACTGAATGGCTTGAGGGTTTAACTTATACAGAACAAGGTAAACTAAGAAGTACAATCAGTAACTTTCTTCTAATAATAGAAAATGAACCGCTACTTAAAGGAAAGATAGCTTATAATGAATTTTCTAATAGAGCTGTGGTTGTAGGGGAGCTTCCATGGAGAAGTAAAGATAATAGATCTGACTGGAATGATACAGATGATAGCGGGCTTAGGGAGTTTATAGAGAAGTATTATGGGATAAGTTCTACTGCAAAATGTGCAGATGCTCTTGCTTTAGTTTTCGAGAAACATTCATTCCATCCAGTGAGAGAATATCTTAATAACCTTTCATGGGATGGTAAAGAAAGAGTAAACACTTTATTTATAGATTACTTAGGGGCTGAGGATACTTCATATGTAAGAACTGTAACAAGAAAAATATTAACTGCGGCTGTTGCAAGAGTTTTTGTACCAGGTATTAAGTTTGATAATATGCCGGTACTAAGTGGACCTCAAGGTATAGGTAAAAGTACATTAATCAAGAAGTTAGGTAGAGATTGGTATAGTGACAGTTTAACAACTGTTAGTGGTAAAGAAGCATATGAACAGCTGCAGGGTGTATGGATAATAGAGATGGGCGAAATGATGGCTACTAAAAAGGCAGACATTGAAGCAACTAAGCACTTTCTTTCTAAAACAGAAGATATATATAGGGTGGCGTATGGAAGAAGGACAAGCAGATTTCCAAGGCAGTGTGTATTTATTGGTACTACGAATGATAGAGAGTTCTTAAGAGATAGGACAGGTAACAGAAGATTTTGGCCTGTTGATGTAGGTGTAATAAAACCTAAGAAGAGTGTATTTAATGATTTAAACAGTTATGAGATTGACCAAATATGGGCTGAAGCTGTGGAGCTCTATAAGGCTGGAGAACCCTTATATTTAAACGCTGAAGAAGAGAAAGAAGCACAAAAGCAGCAGGAGGCGCATTCAGAAGAAAGCGCAAAAGCTGGTTTAATCCAAGAGTACTTAGATAAGCCTATTACTAAAGATTGGTATAAATTAGGACTTGCAGAGAAAAGAAATTACATCCATGGATCTGATTTTGGGGATATACCTGAGGGAAATATAAGAAGAGATAAAACATGTGTTATGGAAATATGGTGTGAGCTCTTTAATGGAGATCCTAAGCAGCTAACTCCAATAATAGCTAGAGAAATAAACGAAATTTTAAGAAGTTTTAGTGATTGGGAAAAGAGTAAAGGTGCCTTAAGGTTTGGAAAAATTTATGGTGCACAAAGGGCCTATATACGTAAACAAAAGGTGTAAACAAAGTGAAATGTAAAAAACTACAAGTGTAAACACTGTAAACAAAATTTAACCTTATGTTTACACGTTTGTTTACACCTTAAAGCTAGTAACTGCAATAGTTTAAAAGGTAACGTAAACAATGTAAACAAAAAATATTATATAAGTGATATTTATATAATTAGGCATACACATATATACATATATACGCCTAAACGCACGAATACACATATATAAGAAAATTTTGTTTACGTGTTTACACCTAAAAAATGGAAGTGATAAAAATTAAAGAAAATACAATTGAAAAAAGATTAAAAAAAGAAATTGAGTTGATTGGTGGTAAAGCATTAAAGTTTACCAGTCCGGGAAACTCAGGAGTGCCAGACAGAATTGTTCTGCTACCTGGGGGAAAGATTATATTCATAGAGTTAAAAGCACCTGGTGAAAAACCAAGTGCATTACAAAGATATAGGGCAAAACAATTAAGAACTTTAGGGTTTGAAGTTAGATGTATAGATTCGATTGAAGGGGTACAAGCTTTTATAAGTGAGCTGATAACAAATGCCTAAGATAAAAGTAAAATGTGAACACTGTGAAAAAGATCTTTATAGGAACATGCAAAATTACACAATAAAAATGGGATATTTGAACAACACAAAGAAAGAAGGTGAGAGGCAATGTTATTTAAACCACATGAATACCAGAAATATGCCGTTACCCATATCTTAGACAATCCTGCTTCAGGCTTGTTTTTAGATATGGGTCTATGAACTAGGAAAGACTGTGACAACTTTAACTGCAATAGATGGGTTAATTTTCCTTGGTGAAGTTAGTAAAGTTCTGGTTATAGCACCTCTTAGAGTAGCAGAAGATACATGGAGTACAGAAATAGAAAAATGGGATCATCTTAGACACCTTAGAATATCAAAAGTCTTAGGGACAGCGAAGCAAAGAATGGAAGCATTAAATAAATCTGCAGATATCTATGTTATTAATAGAGAAAATGTAGACTGGCTTGTTAAAGAGTGTTTTAACAACTGGAGCTTTGACATGGTGGTTATTGATGAATTATCAAGTTTTAAATCATCCAAGGCAAATAGATTTAGAGCATTAAAGAAAGTCAGGCCATATTTTAAAAGGATTGTAGGCCTAACTGGTACACCGGCACCTAATAGCCTAATAGATCTGTGGCCACAGATATATTTGCTTGACGGTGGTAAAAGATTAGGAAGAACTATAACAGGGTACAAGCAACAGTATTTTAAACCAGGCAGGATGAATGGGTATATTGTTTATGATTGGGTCCTGAAGAATGGAGCTGAGGAAGATATCCAGAATAAAATCTCAGATATTTGTATTAGCATGTCAGCAAAGGATTATTTAGATCTTCCTGAGAGGATAGATAATAGAGTAGTAGTTAAGCTTCCGGAAGAAGCAGAAAAAAAGTACAAGCAACTAGAGAAAGATTTAGTATTAGAACTTGAGGATAAGGATGTAGTAGCAGATACAGCGGCAGTACTTACCAACAAATTACTGCAGATAGCTAATGGGGCTGTGTATGATGAAAACAAAGAAATCCAGGAGATACATAAGGCAAAACTTGAAGCCTTAGAAGATATCATAGAAGCAGCCAACGGCAAACCGGTATTAGTATTTTATAATTATAAACATGATTGCAGCAGGATTAAAGAATATCTTAAGTCCTATAACCCAAGGGAGCTTAAAGATTCAAAAGATATATCAGATTGGAATAAAAGAGAAATACCGGTGATGTTAGTTCATCCAGCTTCAGCAGGTCATGGCTTAAATCTTCAAGCCGGTGGAAACATCATAGTATGGTTCGGTTTAACTTGGAGTCTTGAGTTATATCAACAGGCAAATGCAAGACTTCACAGACAGGGTCAGAAAGAAACAGTTATAATACATCATCTTATAGCTAAAGGTACAGTAGATGAAGATGTTATGAACGCATTAAAAAATAAAGAGATAAATCAAAATTTACTTTTAGAAGCTGTTAAGGCAAGAATACAAAGCTATAAAAAGGATGTTGATAATACAATTTCTGATATTGAAATTAGCATAGGTGATGAGGTAGAAGCTGTGTATGACGATAAGATAATAACCGGGACCATATGCAATATATATGGATTGAATAATGATATTCTTAACATTATTTTCGATGAAGGTACAAAGCATACAGCCATTGGAAGAATAGCTGTAAAGAGAGTAATTAAGAAAGTAAATGAGGTGATAGAATGAATTACATAAGAGAAGCATCAGAATATCTAAAAAATTATAGAAACCTTAAAATAGCACATGAAAATCTAGTTGATGAAGTAATAAAACTTAAAGCAGATCTATCTGGATACAAGGCAATCAATTATTCTGATATGCCTCATGGTACATCTATAGTACCAGATGATACAATTTGTAACCTTATGTTTAGACTTGATAAGACTAAAGAGCAATTAGCTGAAAATAAAAAAGCTTTAGCAAGAATAGAGAAATCCTTAAGTCAGCTAACAGACGAAGAAAGAAAGGTGCTAGAAGCTTATTATGTGGATGAACTTTCTGATGTAGAAGCTACACAAAAATTACATATGTCTAGGGCCACATTTTACAGAGTAAAGGGGAAAGCAATAAGGACATTAGCAGTACAACTCTTCGGTATAAAGGTTATTGGGTGAGACTAAATTGAGACTAAATTTGACATGAGATATGATATAATAGAGCCAAAGCGATAGTAAAAATAATAGAGGCACTGGGGTAGTATCCCGGTGCTTTTTTTACTTAAGGAGGTGGCGTTGTGGCCAAGCTTAAACCAAAACAAAAGGCGTTTGCTGACTATTATATAGAAACAGGCAACGCCACAGAATCAGCTATCAGAGCTGGATATAGTAAAAATTATGCTAATGCTCAAAGCTATAAATTGTTGGAGAACGTTGGTATAAAAAACTACATTGAAGAACGCGTAAAGCAACTAGAAGATGAGCGAATAGCTAAAGCAGATGAAGTACTAAAATACTTAACCTCGGCCATGCGTGGAGAAATTAATGAGGAAGTAGTTGTTGTTGAAGGTGAAGGAGAAGGTTGTAGCTCTGCAAAAATAGTGAAAAAAGAAATAAGTGCTAAAGATAGAATCAAAGCAGCGGAGCTCCTAGGCAAAAGATATAGATTGTTTATAGATAAAGTTGAGGCTGATGTTAATGCAAATGTTAATAGTACTAAAAAGTTAGATTCAATACTAGAGCAGCTAGATGGTGATGACAATGAGTGAAGAATATAAGTTATCACCTAAATATAAAGACTTTTTAAAACATGATGCTCCAGTAGAATTTCTAGAAGGCACTACAGCAGCTGGCAAAACTACAGTAGGAATACTCAAGTTTATGCTAAAGGTAGCTAAATCAAGTAAAAAAATGCATGTTATAGCTGCAAAGACCACTGGTGTAGCAGAAAAGAACATAATCCAAAAGGAATATGGCATTATTGACGTATTTGGTGATTTAGTAAGGTATAACGGTAATGGTGACAAGGATAATAAAATACCTCATATAAGATATCAGACATCTAAGGGAGAGAAGATAATATATATACTAGGTTATGACAATGTCGATAAGTGGAAGATGGTATTAGGATCTCAATTTGGTTGTGTATTGATAGATGAGATAAACACTGCATCAATAGACTTTGTTAGGGAAATAAGCACAAGAAATGATTACCTTATGGCCACTCTTAATCCAGATGATCCTAACTTACCAATTTATTCAGAGTTTATAAACTGCAGCAGACCTTTAGAAAAATATAAAAAAGACGTTCCAGGTGAGATATTAGAACAACTAAATAGCGAGGAAAAGAAGAACTGGACATACTGGTTCTTTTCTTTTTGCGATAATGCTTCACTAACAGAAGAAGATATTGAGAAAAAGAAGTTAAGTGCTCCCAAGGGAACTAAACTCTATAAGAATAAAATACTAGGCTTAAGAGGTCGAGCAACAGGCCTAATATTCTCTAACTTTGAAAGAAAGAAAAACATAATAACTAAGCAAGAAGCTAAGAAATATAGATTTATTCAGTTTACAGCTGGCCTTGATACATCATATTCAAGTCAAAGTAACGACACAATAGCAATGACATTCTTGGGAATAACAGAAGATAAGCAATTAATCTACTTAGATGAAGCTGTATATAACAATAAAGAAAATAAGGAAAAGCCTTTAGCTCCTTCTGATACAGCAGTTAAATTTATAGAGTTTCTGGAAAGGAATAGAAAAGAGTGGGGGCTTGCAAGAGATGTATTTATAGATAGTGCAGACCAAGCAACTATAACAGAACTTAAGAAGCTGAAAAGACAGCATCCTAATGTTTATAACTTTATTAACTCTTACAAGAGAGTAGAGATAATAGACAGAATTAACTTTGTTCTAGGTTGGTTAGATAGCATTGATGGAGTTTTCTATTATGTTGTTGATACTTGCAAAGAGCATATAAGGGAGTTAGAAACATACTCTTGGAAAGATGATAAAGATGAACCAGAAGATGCGAACGACCATACAATTAACGCTAGTCAGTATGCTTGGATACCGTATAGAAAATTAATTGGTAACTATAAAGGAGAGTGAGGAAATGGGGTGGTTTAAAAGTATGTTACAGAAAGCTGCAATAAAATTTCTAAATGTTCAGCCGGCTATGCAAAACAGTATTACGATACAAGAAGCTTATACCTATGAAACTAATTTAATTAGAAATAAACTTTGGTATCGTGGAGAAGCCTATGAGCTTGAACAGTTCTTTAAGAACATAAGCAGTGATCCAGTAAATAAAGCAAGGTTTTGGAGTGCTGTGCCTAGTAAAGATCTAATGATTAGAAAAATTCACTCTGGATTGCCGGCTATGATAGCGGATAGATTAACGGATATTATTATAGCTGATATAGATAATATTGAGATTAAGCCCGAGAATAAAGCCTGGGAGGAGATATCAAAGGAAAATAAGTTCTTTGAAATCTTAGCAGATAGCATATGTAGAACTTTAGTTAGTGGTGATGGAGCTTTCAAAATATCAATTGATACAGATATAAGTAAGTATCCAATCATTGAATTTTTCGATAGCGACAGAGTAGACTATGTAAGAAAAAGAGGCAGGATTCAGGAAATAGTATTTAAGACCATCTACATGAAAGAAACTAGAAAGTATATCTTAAAAGAAATATATGGCTTTGGTTATGTGAAATATCAGCTAGAAGATGAAAGAGGAAATCAGCAGGAATTAAGCCTATTAGAAGAAACTAAAGAGCTTAAAGATGTAAGTTTTGATAAGAGTCTGATAATGGCCATACCTTTAATGTTTTTTAAGAGTGTCAAATTTGAAGGTAGGGGTAAATCAATATTTGATAATAAATCAGATAGTTTTGATGCCTTGGATGAAGTTATATCTCAATGGATGGATGCAATAAGAGATGGAAGAGTACAAAGGTATATACCAGAGGACTTAATTCCTAGAAATCCTAATACAGGAGAGCTGTTAAAACCTAATCCATTTGATAATAAGTTTATCGCAACTGGAACCAGTATGGCTGAAAATGCTACCGCTAAGATAGAAACTAGCCAAGCAGAAATAAATTACTTAGCTTATGCTGAAAGTTATGCTAATGCATTAGATATGTGTTTACAAGGAATTATAAGCCCTAGTACTTTAGGAATAGATCTTAAGAAAACTGATAATGCAGAAGCTCAAAGAGAGAAGGAGAAGACTACTCTTTACACTAGGAACAAATTAATAGATGTATTAACAGAAGTTATACCACAGTTGGTTGCAACTATATTAAAGACTAATGATATTCTTAATAATAAAACGCCTGGACAATATGAAGTATCAATTACTTTTGGTGAATATGCTAGTCCTTCATTTGATACAGTTGTTGATGTAGTAGGAAAAGCTAAGAGTTATGGAATAATGTCAATAGAGAAAGTTGTAGACGAGCTATACGGTGATACTATGACTGATGAAGAAAAGGCCATAGAGATAAGGCTTATTAAAGAACAAAATGGAATGATGATAGCAGAAGAACCTAAGGCGGTTGATGAGGTAATAGAAGAAGATGAAGATATAGAAGAAGTTGAAGCTGATGATTCAGGTGAATTAGATGAGTAATGATAAGAAGCCAAAGAAACTATCAGAAATAATTAAAAAATTCACTAAAAGATATATCCTGGATAATGCTGAGAAGGAGAAGCAGAAAGCCTATGATATTAGGAGTATATATCAGCAGATGGAGTTAGACCTAATATCAAGTATGAAAAGAGCTTTTTATTATCATCAACGTGAACAGAAGAAGGAAGGTTTTGAATGGGAACAGTGGCAGCTTAGCAAATTAAGGGCAATGGAAGATTACAGGAAGAGAAATAAGGAGATTATAGGTGAATATAGCGAACCTATTCAGGAAGCTATTGATAGAGAATTAAGAGCGCAATACTCTAATGGTGAAGATAGAGTAACAAAACTGGTAAATAAAATAAATGAAGTAATGCCAGAGATATCAATAGAACTTCCTAAGGATCTAGGGCAAAGCGTTAATACTGTGACACCAAAAGAAAGTGCTTTCTTTGGGCTAAATGAGAAGAAATTAGAGGCTTTAATATCTACCGTGAAGAATGATTTAAGCAAGGCTGAGCATAGTGTGCTTAGAAGAATGGATGATATATATAGACAGACATTGTTTAAAACTCAAGTGTATATGCAAAGCGGTGTCAAAACATTAAATCAAGCAATAGACATGGCTACTAAGGATTTTCTGGATAAGGGAATAGATTCTATTGAATACAAGAATGGTAGAAGAGTAAATATAGCCAGCTATGCAGAAATGTGCTTAAGAACAGCAAGTCAGAGAACTACCTTCCTGGGAGAAGGAACTAAAAGAAATGAGTATGGTATTCATACCGTGGTAGTTTCAGCTCATGCTAACACTTGTCCTCACTGTGCGCCTTGGCAGGGGAAAGTCTTAATTGATGATGTGTTTAGTAATGGAAGCTCCAAAGATGGAGCATATCCTTTACTTAGTGAAGCTATAAAGAAAAACTTCTTACATCCTAACTGCAGACATACACTCATTACTTATTTCCCAGGTATAACAAAACTGCCACAAGTACCAGATGAAAAAGAAGCTATTAAAACTTATGAAGCAGAGCAAAAGCAAAGGTACTATGAAAGGCAAATAAGAAAGTGGAAGAGAGTTGAAGCAGGGTCAGTTGATGAGGTAAATCAACAAGAGGCTCATAAAAAAGTATTGGAATGGACCAAACAATTAAAGGATCATATAGACAATAATAAGCAACTTAGGAGAAATTATGATAGGGAGAAACCTGGTCCAGGAATTAGCAATAAAGACATTAAGACTAATATAGAAAAGTTGTATCAAAATGCAGAAAGTGCTAAAATAGAAGAAGCTAGAAGTAATATTAAAAATGGTGTTTATAATCTTTCACTTAAGACTCAAAAGCAGCAAGAACATATACTAGGTACTAAAAAGTGGCTGGACCGAGTAAAAAATGATATTAGCAAAGGGAAGTCATTAGCTGATGCATTTTTCAAAGATATTGATATACAAGCATTGATAAAGGAAAATGCAGGGACTGGAATAATTGCTTTTAAAAGAAATCAAATTTACCCAGTTGAATATATCAGTATAGAAGGAAAATATATAGGTGTTGCTTTTGATTATGTTGCAAGAAAGTATGTTAAAACAAATAGATTTGCTATAAGATATTCTTCAAAAGGTGTTCATGCACATCCAGTTTTGCCAAGAAAGGAGGATTAGTATGGATGAAAAGTTACTGGAGATTTACAAAAACTCTGGGGTGAATAAATATGTAAATGTAAAACTGAAAGATGGCAGAAGTATTAAATGTACTGCAGATTGTTTTTGTACAATCGGAGATGATGAAGACGAGGATGAAGATATAACAGCATTATCAGTAATTCATATCAATGGTTTTCGTGAAATAATTACTGAGGATGATGTTGAGAAAGTTATTATATAAGGAGCACTTACTGTGATGAAAATAGTAGGTGCTTTTATTATGTTTAAAATAAGGAGGAAATAATAAGTGGAAAAGCTAACAACTATTCAGAAAAGAGAAAAACTAAATGTTATATTTCCAGTAGACGAAAAAGGAAATGGCGGAGCACATCATTGTTATAAAATTATGAAGATTGTTAAGGATGAACCTGATACAATCTACGCTACAATACAATTTCAAAATGGCCCCAGAAGTGAAGAAAATTCAATACATGGTGTTTTGGATACGGACTTGCTAGAAATAGTAAGGCATAGATTACAGTGTTTTCAAGCAGGACCATATGCTACAAGAGAAAATGCTATCGCATTAACTCATATAGAGGAGGCGTTGTTATGGCTGAATAAAAGAGTTGAGGATAGAATAGAGAGAAATGTTTTAGGTACATACAAGAAGTAATCAAGTCATAGAAAAATCTAAGGCTTTTTATTATGCCCAAAACTTGCTTAAGGCTTAAAACTGTGCATGGAAATAACAGCCGACAGGCTATAAATGGGAGGTATTTATGCTTAGAAACAAATTAGTAAGACTTATGGAAGCTGATACAGGTGCAAATGGTGGAGCAAATACCGGTAATGCAGACACTAAAGGACCTGAAACAGATTCCAAGGATACAACTCAAGCAACAGAGGAAAAGACTTTTACCCAAGCTGAAGTAGACAAGATGATTAAAGAAAGGTTAGCAAGAGAAAAGAAAAACCAGCTACCCAAGGAGGAACTAGAAGCATATAAGGCCTGGAAAGAAAGTCAAAAGACAGAAGAAGAAAAGAAAAATGAAGCTTTAAGTAACGCTGAAAAAGCTAGGATTGCAGCAGAAGAAAAAGCTGCAGCATTAGAAGCTAAGGTAACAGCTCTATCCAAAGGAGTTAAATCAGATTCAGTAGATGATGTTGTTATATTAGCTAAAGCTTTGGTTACTGATGAAGTAACAATAGAACAGGCTATTGATAAGGTGCTAGAAAAGTATCCAAGCTTTAAAGGAGAACAACAAGAGAGTAATAAAGGCTTTAAGATTGGAGCAGACATCCAAAAACAAAATGAAAATACGAATAATGCATTAGCTGCAATATTCGGAAATAAATAAAAGGAAATGGAGATGATTTATAATGGCAGTATATGATTATGCTGAACAATTTGAAAGAGAATTACAACAAAAATATGCAAGGGAACTTACTTCTTACGATTTAGAGCAGTCTAATCCAGGAGTTAAATTCATTAATGCCCAAACAATTAAATTACCTAGAATGACTGTAAGTGGATATAAGGACCACAACAGAAATGCCATGGGATTCAATACCGGTTCTATTAGCAATGACTGGGAGCCTAAGAAACTTGAACATGACAGAGATATAGAGTTCGCTATAGATCCTATGGATATTGATGAAACTAATTTGGTTTTAGAGGTGGCAAATATACAAAATGTATTTGAAACAGAGCAGGCCATTCCTGAAAAAGATAGTTATAGATACTCAAAACTTTATACTGAAGCTGTGGCTTATGCAGCTAAAGGAGCTGTAGTAGATGATACAGTATTGACCGAGTCTAATATTTTAGATTGGTTTGATACACAAATGGAAAGAATGGATGATGCCGGAGTTCCAAGTGAAGGTAGAATCCTATATGTAACACCTTCTATAAATAAAATGCTTAAAAATGCAGAAGGCTTAACAAGAAATATTGATGCTAACAACAACAATGGAAAGATTGATAGAAGAGTTTACTCTCTTGATGATGTTAAGATAGTAAAGGTTCCTAGTGCAAGAATGAAAACTAAGTATGATTTCACTGATGGTTGTGTACCGGCAGAAGATGCTAAACAAATCAATATAATATTAATACATCCTTCTTGCCAGGTAACTAGAAGTAAGTATGCATACATGAAGTTGTTTACCCCAGGATCTGATTCCAGAACTGCTGATAAGTATGTATACCAGAACAGAAGTTATGGAGATACCTTCTTAATTGAAAATAAAGCTAGTGGTATAGCAATCAATGTAGAAGCATAGGAGGGATATCATGAAGGCTGTAAAAGGAAACAAGGTCTACACAATTACCGATACTGAAAAGACTTTCTATGTTAAGCAGGGCTTTGATATAACCGATGATAAAGGCAAGATAATTGAAAATGGAGTTGGCAAGAAAGTAAGCTTTGAGGACTATGAGGCTTTAAAGGCTGAAAATGAAAAGCTGAAGAAAGAAATAAAGGAACTAAAGAAGGCTACTAAAGAGTAGTCTTTCTTATTTTAAGGATGTGATTTTATGTCTTATGTAGACAGCACATACTATCAAAATGACTTTGGGGGAGAAATCCTCCAAGGCTCCATTGATAAAAAGTTAAAAAGAGCTAGTGAGCAAATAGACAATTTAACCTATAACAGAATTGTTTCTATAGGTTTTGATAATCTTACAGAATTACAGAAGGATAAGATTAAAAAAGCTGTATGTATTCATGCTGAATTTATAGAACAATATGGTAGCTATATAGATACACCTCTAAGTGGCTTTAGTGCTGGAAGTGTTAGTGTTAGTTTTAATGCACAGAAAGTTAATGGAATAACCACTACCCAGGAAGTATTAAATCTGCTAAAACAAACAGGTTTAACTTGTAGGAGGTTGTAATATGAAGTTACCTTTTCCTAAATGGCTTGCTAACACAGATGTAGAAGTATGGCTAAGTACTATAAATTCGGATGGTGATTATGTTGAGAGTAAGATCTATGATGGCAAATGCATTTATACTGATAAAGCTAAAAGTATTCTAAATGCAGATAAGCAATTAATTAACCTTTCTGGCAGGGTAACCATAGAAGGTGACATAGCACCAGGAGAAAAGATAGAAGGGTATGTAATTGTAAGTGGCTTTAAGAAGAAGATTTATAGCTTTGAAAGACCTCTTAATCCAGATGGAACAGTATTCAGCACAGAATTAATATTATCATGAAAATAAAAGTTAATATTAAGCTAGATAATCAGAAAATTGCTAAGCTAGAAGAAGCTTATTTAAAGGCTTTAGAAATGACAGCAGAAGCTGTATTAAGTGATATAAGGACAAGTGCTGTAGTTCCTAAGGATACGGGAGAACTTGAAAGAAGTGGATTTGTAGATTTATCAGATATAAAAAATGCAATAGCCAGGATTGTTTTCGATACTCCCTATGCTAGACGTTTGTACTGGCATCCTGAATACAACTTTAGGACTGATAAAAACGTTAATGCAAAGGGTAAATGGATGGAAGATTATCTATCTGGTGAAAAAAAGCAATTTGTTATAGATACTTATTCTAAGTTCCTTAAAATGTTAGGTAAGGGGCTGATAGATTAATGTTATTAAGTGATATTAGAACTTATTTGAAAACTAAAATAGAATGCCCTCAATGGTATCTAAATAAGCTAGGAGGAACACAAGAACAGAGTATAACCTTATATAATGTGAAAGGACTAGCTCCTAGAATAGCTTTAGGGGGTATAGAGAATACAAGCTATTCAACTAAAGCTATTTCGATTTTAATTCATTGGGGTAAAGACAGTAATGCAGCAGAGAGAAAGGCACAGGAAGTATATAATGCTTTCTTTGGACAAGATGCTGTAATAGGCAATAAAAAAGTAATTATGTTCAATATGAAAACTGACAGCCCTGTGTATGTAGGGACTGATTCAGAGGGGATTATTGAATATGTAATAGAATTAATAATTTATTATGAAAGGTAGGAATGAGTATGGGATTTAGTGGAGTATTTCCTGTATATAATTTAAAATTCAAAGTCGGAACAAAAGGTAAGAATAGTACTGAAGCAGACATGGCCACTATTGCAGACATGGAGACGTTTAGTCTTTCCATAGATGGAACTGTAGAAGAATGGACACCTATGACTACAAATGGATGGGCTAGATCTTTAATGACCGGCAAAAAGTTTACCATCGGCTTGAACGGTAAAAGATGTGTAGGAGATGCAGGAAATGACTACGTTGCAAGTACAGCTTGGAAAGATGGCTTAGATTGTTCAACTAAAGGAGAAGTTGAGTTCCCAGATGGATCAAAATTGACTTTTGATTGTGTAATTAATGTTAAGAATGTAGGTGGTGGAGATAGTACAAATGTTGCACCGTTAGAGTTTGATATGCAATCAGATGGCAAACCAGTATACACACCTGGAACAACAGGAGAATAGGAGGAAATAAAGTATGGCAAGAGTATATGACATAGTATCAAGGTTAGAAAACGCAAATCAGAAGCCTGAAATTAAAATTGATGAAGAGCATATCTACAAAGTAAATAATAGTAAGGCAGTAGCTTTAAGAATAATGGCCTTATCAGAAGATAAGGAAACAAAGGAAACGGAGATACTTGATAAGATTGTGACTTTAGCTTTAGGCAAAGAAGCCTGCGATTATATTAATAGTCTTAATTTAAGTTTAAGTGCGCATAATACAATAATAAATGCTATAATGGCTGCTATTGGAGATGTAGAAATAGAAGATATAGAAGAACAAGCTAAAAAAAAGAAAAGCTTAGAAAATAAATGGTATGATATTTTTGAGGACTTTGATTTAATCGAGGCCAGTTTTGCTATGCAGTACAACATAAGGCTTAGATCTGAAACAGAAATGACTTGGAGTGAGTTTTCAACATTATTAAAAGGGATAATGCCAGAAACTCCTCTAGGTCAAATTGTTTCTATAAGAAGTGAAGAAGATAAGGAAATTCTTAAGCACTTTACTAAAGAACAGCATAGAATTAGAAATGAGTGGCGTAATCGACACAATTCTTTTGAAACTATGAGTGAAGAAGAAAAAGAAGAAGAAATGAAAAAGGTTCAGGAGATATTTGCCAAAGCTTTTGGTTAATGAACACTTAGTTATCTAAGTGTTTTTTATTTTATACGGAAAGGAGTTGATTGTATGAGTAGTGTAGGTAAGATTAGTCTTGATCTTGAATTAAAGTCTGATTTAAACAAACAGATAAATAATGTTGCTTCAGCCATAGGAAACAATTTAAAAAAGACTATGGAATCTAGTACTAAAAGTATGCTTTCAGGAATAAAAGAAAGCGCTAGCAACGGTGTAAAAAGTTTAAATGATAGCTTGAAAAATTCATTGAATAACACTAAAAAGGTACTTAGCAATATTTTAAAAAGTTTTTCTAAATCAAAGATTAAAATTCCAGTTGAGAACGCTGTGCTTTCTCCAACATCAAAGACTACACTAGAAACTACACCTAAGAGAGGTCCTCCAGTTGAGGAGCTAAAAGCTAACATATCAACTACAGAAGCTCAATTAGATAATGTTAATAATAAAATAGAGTTTCTACAAAGCAAGTTAGCAACTTTAAAAGAGAAATTGAATTCAACTTTTAATGAAGAACGTAAAATGAAAATACAAGAACAGATTTTGAAGGTTGAAAGTAATATAGTTAATTTAACTGCTAAGTCAGATAAATTAGGATTAAAGTTAGCTGATTTAGATAAAAAGCTTGAAGAAGTAGGTAATGAAAGTTTAGAGACAGCGGGGAAAATAAGCAGTTTGAAAAATAATACTAATTCTGCTGAGAAGGCAACTAAGAAATTATCAGATTCAACAAATAATTCTAGGAAGAGTCTTGGATCATATAATAATGGAATAGCTAACACTCTAAAAATGATGTTTAAATGGATGATTATTCTACCTGCAGTAGCTAAAGGGGTTAAATATTTAGCTACAGGCTTAATGAATAATTTAAAAACCAATGAACAATTCTCAAATTCTCTAGCACAGATAAAGTCTAATTTAATGATAGCTTTCACTCCAATCTATAATGCCATACTACCTGCACTTAATACACTCATGAGTGCATTAGCTACTGCAACACAATATATAGCTAGTTTCATAAGCAGTATTTTCGGTAAAACTTATAATCAAAGTAAGCAGGCTACACAAAGCCTTATAGATGCAAAAAATGCAATGGGGGTTTATGGAGATACAGCATCCAAAACAGCTAAAAATGTTGGAGCTCTTGCTAGTTTTGATGAAATAAACAACATTGCTGATAGCAGTGATGGCGATAGTGGCTCTACTGGTGGTGGGGCTGCATCTACTGTACCTACTTTGGTTACACCAGAAGTAGATACATCCATTGTAGATTCAAAAATGAAGGCTTTTGTAGAGAAAATCAAAAGTTATTTTAAGACCTTTGACTTTTCAAACCTATCAAAAGCTTTTGACAGACTAAAAAACTCCGTTACTCCAACAATTAATATCATAGGAAAGTCTATTGAGTGGCTGTTATTAAATATTTTAGATCCTTTAGCGAAATGGACTATAAGTGATTTATTACCTGCTTTCTTTAATTTATTAGCTGGGACTTTAGATTTTATAAACCCTATACTAGAGGTGTTTTTAGAATTAGTAGGTTGGCTTTGGGAAGAGTTTTTAGAACCTATAGCGGCTTGGACTGGTGGTGTTATAGTTGATGTTTTAAATGGAATTGCTAATGCATTGAGTGCTATAGGCGATTGGATGAATGAGCATAAGGCAGTTGTGGAGGCTTTTATAATAATTATCGGTTCGTTTGCTACTGCATGGGGATTGGTAACTTTAGCCTTAAATGCATGGAATATTGCTGTAGGTATATGGAATGTTGTAGGTGGCATAGGTACTGCTGTTACAACAGCTTTTGGAGTTGCAGTTAATATATTAACAGCACCAATTAATTTAGTCATATTGGCCATTGGAGCATTGATAGCGATTATAGTTTTACTAGTTAAGAATTGGGATACTGTTAAAGTAGTTGCAGTTAATTGTTGGGCGAAAATAAAAGAGGTTTGGAATACCGTTGCAAGTTGGTTTATGGAAAAGGTTATTACACCTTTAGTAAACTTCTTCAGTAATTTATGGACATCCATAAAAAATATCTTTTCTAGTGTTCAGACTTGGTTTAGTAATCTTTTTACTGGCGCTTCTAATGCTATAAAGAGTGCATTTAGCACAATAACTAGTTTCTTCGCAAATGTATGGAATGGTATTAAAAATGTATTTAGTACCGTAACAAGTTGGTTTACTAGTATCTTTACTGGAGCATGGAATGGAATAAAGAGTGCATTTAGTGGAGTAAGTAGTTTCTTTAGTGGTATATGGAGTACAATAAAAAATATGTTTACAAACATAGGTACTACAATAGGAAATGCTATAGGTGGGGCCTTTAAAAATGTGGTAAATAGTATAATAGGTTTCGCCGAGAACACCATAAACAAATTCATTAGGGCTATAAACTCAGCCATAGGGGTAATAAATAAAATACCTGGAGTACATATAAGCAAGTTGTCGGAATTAAAAATACCTAAACTGGCTAAGGGTGGAATTATAGATTCTCCGACCTTAGCCATGGTTGGTGAAGCTGGTAAAGAAGCCGTAATGCCATTAGAAAATAATACGGGATGGATTACAGAGCTTGCCTATAAGATTGCCGACATATTAAAAGGTAGTAATTCTGATTCAAGTGGATCAGCTAAAGATGCTGCAATAGAAATCATATTAAAGCTTGGTGATACTACATTTGCAAGAGCAGTTATAGATAGTATTAATAAATTACAAAGACAGACAGGAAGGACACTGATTGAAATATAGATGGGAGTGGTAAGATGCTGAAAATTAACGGAGTAGCTATTGCTGCTCCTAAAACTTTTTCTGTTGATATTTCAGACTTAGATGGTGAAAGTAAAAGAAATGCCAAAGGTGAGCTTATAAGGGATAGAATTGCTGTAAAGAGGAAGCTAAACTGTGAATGGCCACCTTTAAGAATGAGTGAAATATCTATATTACTTAAAGCAGTAAAAGATGTTTATTTTTCTGTTGAGTATCCAGATCCAATGGAAGGAAAATTGATTACTAAGACTTTTTATGTAGGTGATAGAACTGCGCCGGTATATTGGAAGGATTCCAAAACTGGTGAATATCTCTGGCAGGGATTAAGCATGAATTTTATTGAAAAGTAAGAAAGGATGATTAGAAAATGAAGTTAAGTAATGAGAGGATATTAAGAGATATACCAAGATTATCAGAAATTATTAAGAAGCAGCTACCTGTGAAGGTTAGCTATGCTATTGCAAAGAATATAGCTAAGATTGAAGCAGAATTAAATGTTTATAACAAAGAGAGAGAAAAGCTTATAGAGAAGTATTCTGTTAAAGATG